AGAGGATCTCCTATGTTTACTCGTTGAGTAAAATTAACACCACCTTGGTAATTATAATCTTGAGATAAAGTTGTAGCTCCGCTAAATGTAGCAGTTTGTTTATCTTGACCTTGTAAATTTTTTCTTAATATTTCTCTAAAATCTTGTATTTTAGGTGAAAAAGTATTTTTATTAGAAACACTTCCAGAAGTTAAAGTTGAATTATAAACCCAAGTATTATTACCAAAACTAAAATTTTTAGTTGGTTTTGTTAAAAAAGTTCTATTTTTTTCATTTTGATATCTTATACCTGTATTTCCTACTCCTAAATCAGAACCAGGACCACCAGTATAAGTCATAACATTTATACCATTATTTAAAGTAGTTCCGTCTTTTTTAGTTCCATTTCTACTATTACTAGTTAAATCATACAAATTAACTAATCTATTTGTATCTGGGTTAAATGCTGCATTATTTCTAAAAGGGTTTACTTTCCAATCATATAAAGCATCAGTGTTATCAGCATACGCTCCTGTACTAGCAAATGGGTTAATGCCTTGTTTTTTTAAATGGCCACCAAACGCTACTAGACCAGCTTGTGCTAATGTATTTAATGGAGAATATGCAAATTCGTTTAATATACCACTTGTTTGTGTACGAACAGCAGTACGTGATAATAATTGTTGTTTAGCAATAAAAAGTAAACCGTTAGGTGACTTTGTATCAATAAACATTTTACCTAAACGTTTAATATCTGTAAGAGAATCTCTTACAGCACCTATACCACCTCGTAAAATAAAATCTTCACGTGCTCCTAAATCATTAAAACTATCGGGTATTGATGTTTGAATATAAGGTTGGCCACTATACCCTCCACCAAGGGTATCCTTCCCGTATCTTAGGGACTTAAGATCAGTCTTTAAGTCGATTAAACCCATTATTTAGGTAGGTTGTCCGAGTATTTAGCTGGGGTTTTTCCGTTTAAATCTAATTGTGAAGTAGCTAAAACTTTTTCATAGTTAGAAACACCATCATATTTAAGAGGTGTTTTACCACCTAAATCTAATTGTGAAGTAGCTAAATCTTTTTCGTAGTTAGAAATACCCTCATATGCTTTAGGTGTTTTACCATCTAAATCAGTTAATACTGAACCTGCTGTTGTTAATTTATCTAATAGTCCCATTGTTGTGTTATTTTATTATAAATATTAAGATTATTGAACTCTAAAACCACTTAAATTTAAACTTACATCTTTTTCTTGTTTAGTAGCTTTTATAAGTTCTTTAAGTAACATTGTTACTTCTTTATTTTCTTTTCCACCTAAATTAGTACCACCAGCCATTACTAATTCATCTTTTGGATGAGTACGAATTGTAAAATCATTAGCTTTAATTGTTGTTGAGCTTGGAGTCATAGGATTAGCAGATGCTTGTTTTGTAGCTGCTTCTTTTGCTGCATATTCTTTTTTAAAATCTTCATAAGAAGAAGCAGGTCTAACTTTCATATATTCATCTCGCATTTTTTCTTCTGCAGTTGGAGGTGCTCCTCCACTATTCCACAATGCTGATAATAATCCATCTTGTTGCCATTTAGTTACAAAATCTGCTAATGTGTCTGCAAATTTATCTAAAGAACCACCATCAACAAATCTAGTAAATGCTTCTTTTGCTTTACTTAAAGTATCATCAAATTTTTGTTGGGCTGATTGTGATTCTAATGCTTTAAGTGATGTTTCTCCTAATGCATTAGTAAGTTCTGCTGTTGATATTCCTGCTTTTTTTAATGTTTCAAAATATTGACTAGCACTAGCTTTTCCTTGTTGGAGATTTACTAAAGTAATAGCATCAATCTTTCCAGATTTTTCAAGATTTTTTATTGTATCAGCACCTAAAGTATTATATGTAGATTTAAGACTATTAAGACTTTCTTGTTGAACTAACATATCAGCTAATTCTTCACGTGATGTACCCATAGCTTTAGCTAAAGCTTCTTGCTGGATAACATTCATTTTGGCAAAATCAGCAGAAGTACCTACTTGTTTATTAATTTCTCTAGCTACGGTTTCTATATCACCATTTAAAGCAGCTCTTCTAGCAGTTTCAAGATTTAAATCTTTACCTGTTAACAATTCAGCTTCCATTTCTGCTGATATTGAGTCTTCAAAGTTTAAAAGACTTTTAGATATAGCTTCTACTTTACTTAAATCACTACCTAATTCAGCAGCCGCTATTGCAGCTTTTGTTAATCCTTCAGCTCCACCTTTTACAGATAATTTAATAGCATTACTTGCTGTTAATACATCTTTTAATATTTTTCTTTCATCTAATAAAATACCAGATTCTAGTTTTCTTAAACGAACTGTTCCTAATATATTTTTTGTAGTATTATCTATATTTTTTCCAGTTGTTGCTGTTAATCCTATTAATCCTTTTTGTTCATCTGCTCCTAATTTTAAAAACTTAGATGCATTAGCAAATTGAACTGCTATTTCTTTACCTTCTTTTCCTAAATTTGAAGATAAATCAATAGAAGTTCCCATGGCCTCATTAAGTTCCATGTTATATTTTACTAAATCTTTTTGAAGTATTAAATTTCCAGATTGAATTTTTCCAAATTTTCCAGCGTTATCAGATAATTCAAAAAATCTATCTCTAGTTTCAGCAGCGTCTTCTTTAACAATATTAAAGTTATGAGCTATATCTGTAACCTGTTGATCAGCCTCAAACATAGCTCCTATTAACATTTGAACTGCTTCAACTGCTAAAGTAATTAAAGCTAAAGGACCCATTGCTGCTTTTAAAGATGGACCTAATGCTTTAATACCTGCCCCCATTGCTCCAAAACCATTAGCACCATTTGCTGCTGCTGCTTTCATTGCATCTTTAGCACCACCTACATCTAAAATATCTCCTAATACAGGTATTTTTTTAAATCCTTCAAGTAATTTTCCACCAACACCTACTTTATTTTCTATTTCAGTAGCGGCTGTTGCTGGTTTTTCAAGATTATTAGCTACAGATTGGGTATTTTCTTTTTCTGCTTCTAATTGTTCGTTAATTTCAAATAAAGCTTGAAGTTTAAATTGAATGTTTTCAAGTTCATCACCTTGTAAACCTACCATTTCCCTTTCAAATTGTTTTATTTCTTGGGCTATATCTCTTTGAGATAGTTCAATATTAAGTTGTTGTTGTTTAACTTTAGCTATATCTTTAGCTATATCTTGAGTTTCTAATTGACCTGTAATTAATTCTTCTTGATTTTGAACTAACTTATCAGCTAATTTATTATTAGTAGTATAAAGTTGTGTTAATTTTGCTGCTAAATCTTTATTTTCTTTAATAAAAGGAATAGTACTTTTTAAAGCATCTCCATATTGTCGTGTTGATGATTTAATTTTATCATAAGAAACTAATTGTTCAACCAATTTATCAGATATATTATCAACAGCACTAGAGTACTCATCAATAGTTGATAATAATTCCTTAAAAGCTTTATTAGTAATATCTTTAGCTACTTTACCAGCTTTAGTAAGTCTTTCTTTTAAAAGCTTTTCTGATCTATTTAACTCGTTATTAAAATCTTGATTCTCAGCCATTTAATATAATTTATTATAAATATTAAAAGGCATCATTTTTTAGATGCCTTTGTAATATAAGAAGGAGGATTAATTTGGGTATTTTTTGATACTGATTTTTTTATATCATCTTTTACCCAAGTTTCTTCATTAGATTCATTTTTTGAAGTTTGATTATACCATTCTTTTATTTTATTAAATGTATAATTTCTTAACCATATGGGCATATTATAAATAGTATCATAATCATACCCCCCTTTACCATGAAAAACTATTTCATGAATTTGGCTAAACACTGATAGTCTATAAGTAATAATATTACTTGAGATCAGGCCAAAAAAAGTTAAGACTAATAGGAATGTCAATGTCCTCCTCTACACCATTAACATTAAGTTTATATGTTAAATTTATATCCGGAGATATTTCTTTAATATAAGCTCTAAAAGATCGTGAATCTGAAGCTAATAAATAATTATCAACAAAATCTTTAATAGTATTTCTATCTGAATCTCCATTTACTGATACAATATGAGTTTTTAGTCTTGTTGTAACTTCAGGAGATGAATCTTTATTAATTTTTTTATAACCTTCAATTTCTTGTTTTAATTTTTCTTCATCTTTAGATGACAACAATTTAAATTCTATTTCAGTACCTGAATTTGGGAAGGTATATTTAATTGTACCTTTATTTGAAATTAAATTTGTATTAAATGTTTTATTTTCAAGAGTACTTAAATCGATTGTATAATCTTTACCATCATATGAAAAAGTATAATCTTTACCATAACCTAAAATACGTGATGATATCAAAATAGCATTTTTATCTCCAGCTATAAGATCTTTAATATCAAAAGCATTTAAAGTTAAAGCTTCTAATAATTTATCTAATACAATACCTTTTGAAATTAAATTTTGATTAGTTAAAATATCTTCTTCTTTTGCGGTCATGTATTTCATTTCTACTTTACCGCTTCTTAAAGGATGTCCTTCAGGATACACTAAACCTTTTGAAGGTAATTCTACAGTTTCTGTAGGGAATTTGTTTTCATTCATAATTTTTATTTTTTATAACTTTGTTGTCGTATATAAATATATGGAAAAAAAAGAAGCTCGCAAAAAATGCGAGCTTTCTTTGATTTATTTTTAATTTTTATTAGAAATTCAATACACAATAATCTGGTTGAACTGTCATTTGAATGTTAACTGCTGTATCTGCTGTATCCCAGTTATATTCACCAAAGTTTGTATCTGTGATTAATGCACCTTTAATAATCCATTCTGAAACGATATCACCTACTGGTCCTAATACGTCGAATGTTAAGTCTTTCTTATAGAAATCACTGTAACCATCTCTACCTGTTACTGATTCGTGATGTAAACGTACCCATTCCATTACTGCCTGCGCACCTGAAGGTGTGATAGGATCAAATAATGTAAATTGGATAGTACCCCAAGTTGTTTTACCTTTCACAAAACGTTGTACGTTAATGTGGTTTAAAGGAACTGTACCTTGAGTTAATGATATAGCACCTACACCTTTGATTTCGTAAGCAGGGATGCCATCAATGTACATGATGAAGCGGTTCGCCTGTTTTGGTTCAAATGCTGTGAAAAATATTTCGTTTGGATCTAATACTGCCATTTTGCTTATTTATTATTTTGTTATAAATATCTATATTTTAAAAAATTACGCTGGGAAAACTGCTCCAGTTGGCAAGATGTTGAAATCCAAGTAAATGAATTCTGCTGTTCTTGTAGGTTGAATATAAATTTGACCTACCATCTGGTTTCTGTCGATTACGTCAGCTGTGTTGTTTGAATCATCCATGATTACTTTGAAAGCATACAAACCTTGTCTTTGTTGTACTGATTCTAAGTATGGGTTAACTTGGCTTAAGAATTGGTTTCTTGTAGCAATAGTATTTTGTTCGAATACTAAGTTTTGAGCTACTTGAGAAATATAAGACTTAAGAGCAATTAACAATCTACGAACATTTACTCTATCTAATGCTGATGCTTTAGTTTGTAATGTTTTCTGTCCGTATACTACGATACCTGTTCCTGGGAATGTTGCAATTGGATTAACTTTGTTTTGGTATAAAGTATCACGGTTTGCTTGAGATAATTTTTTCTCTGCTCTAACTACTGTACCTAATCCACCTCTGTTAATACCTGCTGGTGCGAACCAAGGTTCTGACACGTTATCATTGTAAGCATAAACACCACCTACCATTGTAGAAGCTGGTACCCAAATTAATTGAGCCGAATCTGGGTCAATTGTTTGAACCCAAGGCCAATATGTTGCTGCATATGATGTATTTTTAGAATTTGCTGCAGACGTTACATCATTAATACTTGAGCTAAATGGTACTAAATCTACTACATAAATAGAATCTCCTCTATTCATTGTATTATTAATCGCTGTAGTTACTTGTGATGAACCTAAATTTAAGGTTGATGAAAATAAACCAGGAGTTAATAATATATTGTATTTGTAATCATCAACATTACCTAATAAGTTAAGCATGTTAGTGTAATCACTACCTGTTAACCCTTGAGTATTTGTTGAAGCTACATCAATATTGTTATTGTAATCAGCAACAACTCCAGTATTTAAAGTACCAGTAGCTCCTGTAAATGAACCACTTGCATCTGATGGGATTGATGATGTATATTGTGATTTTGCTTGACCATTGTTATCAAAATAGAATGGAGTTGGTGTTAAAACACTAGATACATAAACATATCTTGAGTTATTTGGATAATCACCAATTACTTCAATTTGATTATCTGCAACATTATATTGTCTATATTGGTTACCAAGTAATCTAGCTACATAATTTGGAGCTGTTGGATCCATTGATAAGTTAGTCCAAGATTCTAATACAATAGGATTAATTGCATTATCATCTCCTTGACGGATTAATAAAGTAAATGTACCTGAACTTGTATCACGATTTTGGATTTGCCATCTAATGTTATCTGCTGAACCTGAAGCTAATGAACCACTTATATCTAATGAACTAGAACTATTCATAATAGTTCCTTCAGATAAAGTTGTTAATACTAAAGAAGCAGATGTAGTAGCATTTACAATTGCACTTCCATTTGTTGTTGAACCTGAAGTAAATGCAGGATTAAAGGTACCACTTACTACTCTTGTTACTAATAATGTTTGACCACCATTGTTAAAGTAGTTAAAAGCTGCTACTGAAGTAAAATAAGTATAAACTTGACTAGCACTTAAAAAAGTTGTACCAAATTTGTTTTGGTAATCGCTATATGAGCGAACAACTGTTGGAATTTCAACAGGACCTTTTACTGTTGGACCAACGATAGCTGCTCCAACGGTGATTGGTTGCGATGAAACGAAAGAATTATCATTTTCTAACGCTAATACACCCGGAGATATTAATGTTTCTGCCATTTTTAGATTTGATTAATGTTTTGTTATAAATATGTAAGAAACCTTCAAAATGCTATCGAGAAATTACTTCTCCTGTATCAAGATTGATGTTTCCATCACCATACTTTTGTTGTAACAAACCACCTAAATCTAATTCAGCTGTTTTTAATTTTGATAACTCATCAATTAATTTTTCTTTTTGTAATTCTAAATCTTGAATGTTTATTTCAATAATTCCGAATTGTTCAATTAATTGTCCTCTTTTATTGTCTAATTCTTGTAATTTAGATAACTCTTCTGGTGTTAAAACTTTATTTTCCATGTTAATAAATATTTAATAATTTGTTAATAGATTCAATTACTTGAGAAGGTTCAATAACTTTTGTACATTCAAATTGGCGCGGAGTATCTTTATGATCTGGGCACCATTCCCAATCACCAGGATTTAACCAATGGCGATTAAAACATCCTCTACATGTTTTTATATCTTTAGGATAGATACGTTCACAATCTTGAAACTCGGTATATGGATAACTAAATCCTGAAATTAGAATTGTAGGAGTTCCTATAGCCCAACTTAACCAACTTAATCCACTTCCTAAACCAATC